CTTATTCATTTGTGGTATAATAGCACTATAATGAAAAAAAAGGAGAGATTTATATGATGAAAGAAAAAGTAATACTTACTGACTGTGATGGAGTCTTAGTTGACTGGGTTCATGGTTTTACCAAATGGATGGATAGCTTAGGATATAAGCGAGCATCCCCTGATATTGTATCTTATGATATGGAAATAATGTTTGGTATAGATCGCGGAGAATGTAAAAAACTTGTAAAGCATTTTAATACTAGTGCTGACATGAGATTTCTTTCCCCACTGCGAGATTCAATTAAATATGTACGTAAACTACATGAAGAACATGGATATGTTTTCCGCTGTATTACAAGCTTAAGCCTTAATCCGGCCGCAGCTGAATTGCGAAAACAAAATTTAGAACTTCTATTCGGACCTACTGCGTTCGAGGAAATAGTATGTTTAGATACTGGTGCAGATAAAGACGACGCACTAGAACAATATAGAAGTAGCGGATGCTACTGGATAGAAGATAAACCAGAAAACGCTGATTTAGGTTTGCGCATTGGTTTAAACAGTTTGCTAATTGCACACGGATTTAATGCTGACTATAAGGGATTATGTCCACGTGTAAAAAACTGGAAAGAAATTTATAACATTATTACAGGATAAATCATGAGTGATATTAAAATCGTCCGTATATCTACTGGCGAAGAACTACTATGCACCGTTGACTCAAGTAACAAGGATCATTTGACTCTATCAGATGTTGCTATCTTGATTCCAACAGAAGCTAACTCTTTAGGTCTAGCGCCGTTTATGGCATATTCAGATGCTAAGGATGGAATGGAAATTCCACGAAGCTATGTTATGTTTATGGTAGATCCAGTAGAAACGCTTAAGAAGCAGTATCAAACAATGTTTTCGAAAATCATTACAAATGAATCGAAATTGATTATCTAAAATGTATAAATAACCTTGGAACGCAGAGTATCTGGTTCCTTTAAAATATCTTGCTTGCAAAAGGAGAAAATTATGACAGGCAAATTTAATACTACACTATTCCCTTCATCCGCTTTCGTTGGATTTGATCATCTACTAAAAGAACTGGATCATGTTACCAAACATGCCCACGATCACTATCCGCCCCATAATATTCTAAAGACTGGTGAATCCGACTACCTCATTGAATTAGCGGTAGCAGGTTTCAGTAAAGATGGTATTAACATCGAAATGCATGAAAGGACTCTCACTATCACAGGTGAGCATGTGAAAAAAGGTCGCGAATACGTTCACCGTGGTATTTCCACGAAGAAGTTCAAACGTACCTTTAGGCTGTCTGAACACGTGCAAGTGCACGGAGCTGACATCATCGATGGTATCTTAGCAATTGAATTGAAGGTTATCATTCCTGAAGATCAGCGTCCTCGTAAAATTAATATTGGAAAAAACGAGGAATCTACCAATGACACAACTAATACTAACACAAGCGAATTTCTTACAGAACGCAATTAGAGCTCTGTTTGAACTATTTAAAGATCTGAACACAGCACGCAAGGATACGTCAGAAGCAAGGAAAACTATTAAGGAGCTTAATAAGCTAACTGATAAAGATCTTGCAGATATCGGCCTATGTCGTGGAGACATCTGGAACGTTGCTCATAATAAGACTGACGATTTACGGAGACGTTTCTAATGACTGAAGCAGTAATGAAATATGCCTTTGCACCAGTGGGTGGACTCTTTAGTGGATTCAATAGCTTCTTCCTATCCGTAGGAAAAGCACGAGCTGCATCTGAGCTTTCTAGAATGGGTTACCATGAAGAAGCAAAGTATCTAATGCTGACTGATACGAAAGACTTGTAAGTCATAAAAAACAAAAAGTATAATGTGGGGGGCTTATATAGGTCCCCTCATTTTTTTAAACAAAAAGGAATAAAAAATGAAACATGTAATTTTAGCAGCTGCTGCGGCTGTAACTTTTGCAGGTGCTGCTGCAGCCGAAGGTTGGGAACGTCCAGCTGTAATCGGTAAAACTGAGTATAACGTAACAACTGAAGCATGGGCATATGATGCTGGTGTAGAAGTTGACATGTTAGGCGTAATGCTAACGCCTAAAGTAAAAGGTGCTTACTCAAGTGCTACAAACTTTGATTTTGTTGGATCAGAAATTAAAGCTGCCTATGGTGTAGCTGGTACAGCAACTGCATATGTTACAGTTACAGCTGATGACAATTGGAAATATAAAGACACAACTGTAGGTCTAAGCTTCCGTTTTTAACGCTGTAAGACTCCCTTGTATAAATAAAAC